ACGGCCCGAGCCGCCCGCCTCCGGGCGTTTCCGCGACCGCGAACACCGCTCGGGGCGTAAAAAGCTTGCTCAGCGGCGGATTCAGGCGATTATGACGTCAAGCGGCAGGCCACTTGGGGAATGTCGGCTGAAAGACGTCGCGGATGCGCTGATCAATCTGATGGAGCAAGGCGTCGGTCATGCTCAATTCATTGGCGAAAAGCAGGTCCATGTCATTACTGATTTTGCGGCAAGGCAGGGTCGCTTTCGCCCTGTCGGTGGTGTTCAGCGTGGTCTTGACCTCGCCGCGCCCGACCCTTGCCACCAAGTCCTTGGGCGCTGCCATGCGGAAATAAAACACCCCGCCGCGCCTGACCAATCGTGGGGTTCCGCCCATGTTGCAAACCTCGACTGTACCAGCGAACTGTACCAGTCAGAGATTTTCGGCATTCAGGTTTTGGGAAAAGCTATATTTACCAGTAGGTCACATGGTAAAATGGCGGAGAGACAGTCCGTCGGACGCGGCTTCGCTTCTCTAATAATACAATAAAAACAAATACTTGGAATTTTGGCGCTTCGCAAATTGTGTTGCAAAGTGTGCTGCAAAAATTGATTGTCACTTTCCGGGTCACGATGACACGGAACCCGCTTCCCGGCTATCCTGAAATGAGTAACCCCCACCGGCTGCGACCGATGGGGGCTACGTGAAATTTGGCGCGCAGGACCGGCAAAGTCCCCACGCCGTGGCATCTAAGAAAGGCTGAACGATGCAAAAAGAATATAACCTGAAAGCCCCCAAAGGCCAAGACTCTGCCGCGCTGGACCTCGCCCGAGCTGGCATCCCCGTCTTCCCGGTGGACAGGAAGAAACACCCGCTGGTGAAGTGGAAGGGCGCGGCCACAACAGACGAAGCCCAAATCCGCAAATGGTGGAGCAAATGGCCCAAGGCCATGCCCGCCTTTCCGACGGGTGAGCCGTCTGGAATCGCCGTGCTGGACCTTGACCTCAAAGACGGCAAGGACGGCGTGGAGGCATTGCGCCAGCTCGGCTTTGAGCCGGAGTCGCCCTTCGTCGTGAAAACTGCTTCTGGTGGCCTGCACCTTTGGTTCGCGCATAGACCGGGACTCCGGTGCAGCGTGGGCCAAGACAAGGACGGGCTGGCGGGCGTGGACGTGCGCGGCGAGCGTGGCTTTGCCGTCGCTCCGGGGGCCAAGGGCTACACCTTCAAATCTGGCGATCTGGACCTTTGGGCCGATCTTCGGGACGTGGGTTGTTTGCCCGCATGGCCGGAAGCCCTTCCCATGCAGCCGCGCGCAGTCCGTGTCAGCTCCGGGGTCGAGCCGTCCGGGCTGCCCTTCGACGCGCTCCGGGCCGCTCTGCTTTGGCTGCCCCTCGAAGATCGGGAACGCCTCTTCGGCACCGACGCCGAATGGTTCAAGGTGTGCCGCATCATCGTGGACGAAACCGGCGGTTCCGAAGAGGGCAACGCGCTTTGGCATGAATGGTCCGACGGCTGGGGCGGATATGACCATCACGAAGCCGAGTCCAAATGGTGCCGCGAAGACGCTTACACTGGCGAGCGGGCGAGCGTCTGGGCGATCTTGCGCCCGGCTGTGGACGCCGGGTGGACGCACGCCGACTTTGAAGCGTGGCAAGCGGCCACGGCTGCCGAAGACTTCGATGGTCCCGACGCGGAAGAGGAAGCGGAGCTTGACGCGCTGGTGGGCACCCCGTCCAAGGCGCTGACTCAAGTCGAATGGGGCACGCCGCTCATGCGTGGCGACAAGCCCGTTATCAACCTTTTCAATACGACCGTCTATCTCGGGCGCAACCTCGACTCGATCCTGCCGGGGCTTGCGCACAATCTCATGAATGGCCGCGACGAATGGCGCGACGGGCAGCTTACCGACTCCGCCGTGTCGCTCGCCCGCATGGCGTTGGAACGCCGGGGCCTCGAAACCGTGGGCAAAGAATTGGTGGCCGATGCTGCCCACGCCGTCGCCCGCAAGCGCGCCTATCACCCTATCCGCGACCAGCTCAACGCCGTGGCATGGGACGGCGTGGGGCGGCTCGACTCTTGGCTGGTGCAACACGCCGGGGCGGACGACACGCCCTATGTCCGCACCGTCGGGCGCAAGTTCATCATCGGCATGGTGGCGCGCGTCATGAAACCGGGATGCAAGCAAGACCACACGCTTGTCCTGTCCGGGCGGCAAGGTCAGAACAAGAGCACAGCTTGCCGGGTGCTGGCCGGGCCGGAGTATTTCAGCGACACGTTGCCGTCTATCCGGGGGGACAAGACCGACGCAATCCGCCACCTTCAAGGCAAATGGCTGGTGGAGCTGGCCGAGCTGGCACCGTCCCGGAAGAGCGAGTCCGAAGACCTGAAGGCGTTCCTATCCGGGGCAGTGGATCGGGTGCGACTTCCCTATGCCAAATTTGATGAAGCGTTCCCCCGCCAGTGTGTCTTTGTCGGCACAACGAACGAAGACCAGTTCTTGCGGGACGCCACGGGCGGGCGGCGCTTCTGGCCGGTGACGGTAACGCGGGTAATCGACGTGGAGGCTCTGGCCGCCGAACGCGACCAGCTCTTTGCGGAAGCCGTGGCGGCGTTCAAAGCGGGTGAGCCGTGGTGGCTTGACCGCGACTTTGAAGCCGAGCACGCCGCGCCGGTTCAAGCTGCCGCCTATGTTTCCGATAGCTGGGCCGAAGACGTTTCCCGGTGGCTGGACGGGACGGTTGACGACTTCGGCGGGGAAACCACGCCCCGGGAAGAGGTAACGGTTTCGGAAGTCCTGAGCGGGGCTCTGGGGATTTTGCCGGGACGGCATACCCGAGCGGACCAGAACCGAGCCGGGGCCGTGCTCCGGGAATTGGGCTTGGCGAAGCACCACACGAAACGCGGCAAAGTCTGGCGGAGGCAATCACGGTGACTACGGTGACTACCATGGTGACTACAGGTGGTCACCAGCAACCACCTGTTTTTCAAGACGGAATCTGTCTGGTGACTACGGTGACTACCTATTCTGGAAAAGACTGCTGGGAAGACACGGCTGCTACCGCCCCCGTGGCTGACAGTGCCTGGGCACTACAATGGCGAAAAGGTAGTCACCGTAGTCACCGCGCTAAAAGAGGCAATGAATACATGACCTTGGGTGTGACTACCCCGAACGGCAGGTGGTCACCCATTTCTACGCTCGGGTGTTACCAGCGTTCCCGGCGTTCCCGCCGTTACCGTGAAGGTACTATATGGTCCTTCCCAGCGCGGGTGACGCGGAGCCCCGGCATTTCCCGCTGCACAGAAAAATTCACACGGGAAACCCGATTCCCGAGTTTCCCGCCGTTCCCGAAATTACCGCCGTTACCAAGAGGCCATGAGCAATGACGATCACCGCAACTGAGCTGGCCGAGATTGACGCGCTGGTTTTCGCACCCGACCCCGAGACCGTTACCGCTGGCGAGTTGGCCGAGTGGCTGGGACTGACCCCCAACCGCGTCTCGGCACTGGCACGGGAAGGCGTGATCCCCCGCGACGCCGACAAGCGGTTCCCGCTCCGGGCTTCGATCCGCGCCTATTGCGACCACGCCCGCGCCGGAGCGACTGGCCGCCGGGCCGATACCGAGCTTGCCGCCGAAAAGCTACGGCTTGCCCGGGAACAGGCGGACAAGATCGCCTTCGCCAATGCCCGCGCCCGTGGCGAGCTGATCGCGGCGGGGGAAGTCGAACGGGCGTGGGCTGGCGTCCTGCGGGACGTGCGCGCTGCCTTCCTCGCATTGCCCAGCCGGGCCGCTGCGAAGCTCGGCCACCTGACCCCGCACGATCTAGCCGCACTGGACGCCGAAGTGCGCGACGTGCTGATGGAGCTGGCCGAACATGAGTGACACCCTGACGCTGACACGCCGCAACGCTATGGCCGCGCTGAAGCCGCCGCCGCGCCTGAGCCTGCCGGATTGGATCGAAACCACCATGCGGCTGCCCGAGGGCGTCTCGGCCACCCCGGGGCGCGTCACGCTCTGGCCGTATCAAAGGGGAATCGCGGAAGCCATTTCCGACCCGCTCATGGAGCGCGTGACCGTGGTGAAGCCGGTGCGCGTCGGGCTGACAACGCTGCTATCCGGCACCGTGGCCGCCTACATCGCCAATGAGCCCGCGCCAATCATGGTCTTGCAGCCGACCGAGGCGGACGCGCGCGACTACGTGGTGAGCGATCTGGAACCGATTTTCTCGGCCACGCCCGAGCTGAAGGGGCTTATGTCTGCCGAGGCCGACGAAGCCGGGCGCAACACGCTGCTGTCCCGCCGCTTCCCCGGTGGCAGCCTCAAGGTGGTGGCCGCCAAGAGCCCTCGCAACCTGCGCCGCCACAACGTCCGAGTCTTGCTGATCGACGAAGCCGACGCCATGGAGCCGGGGGCCGAAGGCTCGCCCCTCACGCTGGCCGAGCGCCGCACTCTGAGCTTCCCCAACCGCAAGATCGTGCTGGGCAGCACCCCGACGCTGGAAGCCACGTCCAACGTGCTGCGGAGCTACGCCAACAGCGACTCCCGCGTCTATGAGTGCCCGTGCCCGCACTGTGGCGACTTCCATGAGATCACGTGGGCAGACATCCAATGGCCGGAAGGTGAGCCCCTGAAGGCCGCCTATGTCTGCCCGAGCTGCGGGGCCGTGACCGAAGAGCGGCACAAACCTGCGATGGTGACCGCCGGGCGCTGGCGGATCACGCGGCCAGAAGTGGAGGGGCACGCCGGTTTCCGGCTCAACGCGCTTGTCTCGACGCTGGCGAACGCGAGCTGGGGCAAGATCGCCCAAGAGTTTCTTGAATCGAAGGCGCACCCCGACAAGCTGCAAGTCTGGACAAACACCCTCATGGGCCAAGGCTGGCGTGAGGCTGCCGAAGAAATCGACG